TGGAACAAGCCCTAATCAATGGGCAATGGCTAGAGTGAACAGTGTTCTAACAGGTGGCAAAGCAGCTAAAGTGGATGCTCATATTTTTGGAAAAGGTAAAAAACCAAAAAAGGAAGAGGATAAAAAGAAAAAATGAACTATTTAACAAGTAACGTCCCCTACTTTAAATGTTGGGTAAGGCGGGAGTATACTTGCAACCACGAAAATTTCCATGGAGAGTTTCTTCATGCAATGGTAATAGCTGTTACAACTATGCCAAACAGGTGTTTAAGTTTTCAAGTTATATTCACAGGTTGTGAGAGTGATGAAGAAGGTGATGAAAATGTTCATGGTGGTGCTATGTGGGCAAGGATGCCGATAACAGCTTTGGTTGGTGATACTCAATTTGAGAGTTGGCCTCAACCTATGGATGTATATCAGGCGCAGCCTTGGGATTGCATGTCGCATACTCATGCCGTATATAGTTTGAACAGAGCAAAACCTTGTCCTTGGATTGCAAAAATTGATGGCGAGTTTTACCCTGCAAAATACTATTTTACTGTTGATTATACAGATAGTGAAGTAGCAGATGATCCAGCTCAACATAAACAAAGCCATGTGTTAGAGTTATTAGATGCTGGTGAGTGGACAGGTAATATTGTGGCTTTGCCTAATAATCGTGTGAGAGTAACACACCCAGCATGGTATGTTACAGGGGAAGGAGCTCCTCAATTTAAACCCTCACAACACATTCACTATTCAAAGTCTGATTTAGACTATACAATGGATGTCAATCAGATCTTTGATAATCTCTACGCAGAAGAGGAAGATGAAGATGGCGAAGATGAAAAAGAAGATGTACGCTAAAGGCGGTGCTGTTAATAAGATGATGAAAATGGCTAAAGGCGGTGCTGTCAACAAAATGAAGAAAATGGCTAAAGGCGGTGCTGTTAATAAAGTTATGAAAATGGCTAAAGGCGGTGCTGTCAATAAAAAGAAAAAGATGGGTAACTCTAAAGTTATTAAAGGTCCGTATAGCTAATGGCTACCTCTGGGTCAACTGATTTTGAGCTTGATGTAAATGATTACATTGAAGAGGCTTTTGAGCGGTGTGGCTTAGAGGTCCGCACAGGGTATGATGTAAGAACAGCTACTCGCTCTTTAAATCTTATGTTTGCTGATTGGGCAAATAGAGGTTTAAATAGGTGGACGATAGAGCAAAGCACTCTTTCCATAACAGCAAGCACTGCTACTTATTCTCTTCCTGCAGATACTATTGATATTTTGAGTGCTGTTATAAGAACAGGAACAGGAACTTCACAATCTGACACTCAAATAACTCGTGTTAGTAGGGATACTTTTATAAATATTCCCAGCAAGAACACAGAGGCACAGCCAAGTCAATGGTATGTAGATAGACAAATAACACCACAGATTAGGTTATGGCCTACACCTAATAAAGCCTACACTTTGGTATACGATAGATTAACTCGTATAGAAGATGCTGATTCTTCTATAAATACTTTAGATGTTCCTTTTAGGTTTTATCCTTGTTTAGCTGCGGGGCTGGCTTACTACCTTGCTATGAAAAAAGCCCCCGATAGAATACAAATTCTAAAAGCAGTGTACGAAGAAGAATTTGCTCGCGCGGCTTATGAAGATGTAGACAGAGCTAACCTTAGTTTAGTTCCTAGAAGAGATTACTATGGGTTTGGCTAATGGCTTATGCTTTAGGAAAATACGCACAGGCGATTTGTGATAGATGCGGGTTTCAATACCCTTATCTTGATTTACGTGAAGAGTGGAATAATTTTAAAGTCTGCCCAGAGTGTTACGAACCTAAAGCTAGACAATTAGAACCTAGCCAAGTGGGGGCTGATGCAGAAGCTCTGTTTCAACCCCGACCAGATTTTGCAGAAACCACAGATGTTACTATTACTTTTCCAGTAACTAATGATGGTACTTTTTCAAAAGCCCCTCTTCTTCCTAAAATACAAACTGGTGTTGGCACTGTAACTTTTGGTGGAGATGTTACAACACCTGTAACATCTACAGCGACAGGTGTTTCCGCAACAGGTTCTATAGGAACTGTCACAGCTTCTGGCACTGGAACATCTATAGCTGCTACTTATACGGTTACTGTTGCTTCTTATTATGGGGCTAATAAATATTATATTGATAGTATTAGACAAGATACAGTTAGTTTGTCGGAGGGCAGTACATATCGTTTTGATCAATCCGACAGTAGTAACTCTGGTCATCCTTTAAGGTTTTCTACAACTTCTAACGGCACTTGGGCTGGAGGCTCACAATATACAACAGGCGTTACCACTAATGGGACTCCGGGATCTTCAGGAGCATATACTCAAATAACAGTAGCTTCTGGAGCTCCGACATTGTACTACTATTGTACAAATCATAGTGGCATGGGCGGTCAGGCGAACACACCATGAGTTTTACATATACGGAATTAAAAAAAGCTATAAAAGATTATACAGAAAATACGGAAGTATCTTTTGTTTCGCATCTTTCTGATTTTGTAAAAGCAACTGAACAACGTATTTTTACGACGGTAGATTTAGAAGTATTTCGAAAGAATGCTACAGGTGCGTTGTCTTCTGGAAACCAGTTTTTAGGTATGCCAACAGATTTTTTGGCAGCTTTTAGTGTTAGTATTACTAATAATTCCACTAAACAATTTTTGTTACAAAAAGATGTAAACTATTTGCAAGAATCGTACCCTGATTCTTCTGTCACAGGTGTTCCTAAATATTATGCAGTTTATGATTACCAAAATTTTATTTTAGCCCCTACCCCTAATGCCGCATTTAGTTCGGAACTTCATTATTACTACAGGCCGACTAGCCTTACCGAAAGTAAATTTGAGCTGACAGTAAGCAGTGTGAGTGGTACTTTCCAAGCTAATGAGACAATCACAGGTGGTACGAGTGGCGCGACAACTACTATATCTTCTATAACAAGTGTGACTGTTTTAGACATTATTATACCAAGCACTGATTTTACCGTGGGTGAAACAGTGACGGGAGGTACAAGTGGTGCAACAGGAACAGTAGTTTCCACCAGTTCTGATACTACTCTTACTTATTTAAGTGAAAATGCCCCCAACACGATGTTGTATGGATCTTTAGTAGAGGCCTATACTTTCATGAAGGGCGAAAAAGATATGATGGATTTGTACAATGGTCGGTTTATAGAATCGTTAGGCAGAATCAAAGATCTAGCGGAATCACGTGAAAATGCTGATGCATACAGACAAGGATTACCTAGTCGAGCAAGAACATGAAAATAGCCATAGTTGGTCTTGGTGGGAGCTTTTCAGATTATGTTTCTGCTAAAATAGCTTCTCAAGAATTTAACGAAGTTTGGGGTATAAATTGCATAGGTGGAATCATACACGTTGATAAGACGTTTATGATGGATCCTGTTTCTAGGTTTTTAGACACTGAAAACGCAGGAACGCAAACAGGCATAGCTAGGAAATTTTTAAAGGAAAATAAAAAACCTATTATAACCTGCCAGTTAGATAAACGAGTTAAACAATTAGAGTTGTATCCTTTAAAAGAAATAGCAACAGAGTTAAAATTTTGTTACTTCAACAATACCGTAGCGTATGCCGTTGCGTATGCAGTTTGGTCAAAAGTTAAAACTATATGTCTCTACGGTATAGATTTCACTTATAAAAATGTGAATATGGCTGAATCAGGCAGAGCATGTGTTGAGTTTTGGTGTGCTATTGCTGTATCAAAAGGTATAAAAATAGAAATAGCTAGTAAATCTGGGTTATTGGATACTAATGTTCCAGACAATGAAAAATTATACGGCTACCACAGACTTGATGATCCCCTAGTACAAACAGTGCAAGAAGGTGGGCTTTTGATAGCTAAACAATCTGAATTTGCACCTCCGGAACCCATAGAAAGTGACCCTGTTATTTTTGGAAGGCATGACAATGTTTGAATCACCTTCTGCGATAGGCGCAGTTAATATAATCACTTCGGATGAAGGTGGTTTATCTAACGACCAAATAGCTGATATGTTAGCTAGTAAATTGCTTTATGTGTCTAATGAAGCCCCAGAGCCTATTCGTTTNCAAGCTGAGGCATTTAAAGATAGAGTTAGGTATCTAGCNCAGTATTATATAGAGTTGGCGAAGAAAGAAGAACGTGCTAGTATTTGCGCCAAGGTTCGTGAAGCTGGTCAATNGGAACTAGCTAAAGCTATAGGGAGACTCTAATGGCTATTGCACAAGCAATGTGTACTTCGTTTAAAACAGAGCTTTTAACAGGCACACACAATTTTGCGAC